ATCGATCTTTCCGTAGAGATCGCCTTGATGCGTGCAGCGGTCGGAAGGTTGAACCTCGCCAGAAATCATTTCAAGTTCGTCTTCAATCCTGCGACCGCATGCGCAGTAAACCGGATAGACGCGAGGCGGCTTAATAAATTCGTGTTTGCAATTAGGACACTTCATAGGTTCCATCGCCAACTAAGGTCGTTAACGTAAGCGGATCGCTACAAGCTACAGCCAAGGACTCGGCGTATTTCACTGGATCACTTGGTGATTCTCTCAAAAACAATCGGACATCGAGCACCTCGCAACCCCTACAATCTATCACGACAAACCAATTTTTTGCAGGACTTCCAAAGTCAGCAGAACCAAAGATGCATTGAGAGTAACCTGGTGCTCCATCTGGAGAAAAGAAAACTTCACTGTCCTTGGTTAGCAAGTAAGTCCCAGGATAATCGCCACCTGTAACAGTCAAAAGCAAATCATTATCAACACCAAGACAAGTTAAGCACTCGCAACCACAAGCTGAACCATTACCAACAAGTGATACCGTTGCTGCATCCATATTGCAGACATCGGGAACCGTGACGCCTCGCGAATTGTTGACCGAAGACGTTGAAATGTAAGTTAATGCGCCAAGAATATCGTCGCAATTGCACTGATTGGTTCTTCGAAAAGTGTGCGTATAGGTTGTCTCTGGGCTTGTCGGGGGATTCGGTGGTATGGCAACCTCATCACATGACTTTCGAACCTTGTATTCAATCAGAACTTCAGTTGTCGAGCATCCAGCAGAGTAGGTTACATTCACAGTAACTATTGGCGAAACAATGCTGTATTCCGGAACGCACTGCGAAAAATCCCAAAGATAGGTATCTTCGGGACATAGATAGTTACTGTATGTCCAGCATGCGAACCGAGTCATGTTATCATTCGAATTCGGCGTGAATTCTTGCGTCTGATCGGAGCAATTAGGCCCAGTGAATCCGCTTCCGTCCCATCCTTCTCGCTGCGACGCACCAACACCAGCATTTAGAAAGAAAAGTCCATCAAACAAGATGCGACACTGAAAACACTCAGCAGAGACATCGCAATCCGCTTCTGGACAAGTTGCGCCGGTTGATTTGCTAACAACATCCGGAGTTGGTGTATCAATCTGAATTGCACAAGGAAATGGACACGGCGGCGTGCCTGTGCATTTATACAAACATCGCGTCGCGCAATCTTCGCCCTGGCAACAATTGCAACCTGGATTATTTTTCTTCGGCATTAGCTACCACCCGCGCCGCAATCTTCGACGATGACTACAAAGACACGACTATTCCATTCTCTTGCAATGACAATATACGTGTCACCGTTAACAGCAGATTCCGTAATATTCTTGGCTGTTTCTGTCCTCGTTGTAGCCGATAGCACATCTCCGCTGCTTATTGTGTGAATTGTAACTGTCGCAGAACCGGCAGTCGTCCCCGATCTTGCTGGAATACCCGGCGCGGATGTCTTCGCAATCAGTACCTCCGGTATGAATCTACCGCCAGCATCGCGGATTCCGTCGAGTCCTAGCGTTGCCGCGCGAACCTGATTCCATTCCGTTGCCGATATTTCTAGCGGATCTCCTGGCAAGCTTGGCGACGCCATTAGGTAGCCCCCAAGAGACTAAAGTTGCCGGAGTCGTAAATTCGTGCTTTGTAGACGCCTAACACAACCGGAACAGTTGCGTTCGGAATTAGATACGGCCAAACGTAATCGTGGCCTTTAATGTCGCTAACCGTAACGCCAGCGATCGTGGCACTCGCAAGGTTCGGGTTCGCTAAAAAGGTAAAGGTTATTTCCGTATCACCTCCGCGAACTTGCTGACCGTTTGCTCCTAAAAATAAAAGCTCTCCGGCTGCAAAACCAAGATACGTCGCGTTATTGGTTTTTCCGGTCAATGCGTAAAGAACTCGCAAGTAATTTAACGTAATTAGATTGCCCGGCTTTTTCTTTCTGATATCGAATTGAAGCTTGCCTCCTACAACGTCAATCCCTTCAGCCGCTTGGCCGTTCCAGTTAATCGCGTTTCCATCGATTGCAGGGGGAGAAGTGCCGTAAGCGGTTTGCTCTTTTGCGGATTTGATATGGTAGCTTCCGCCAGCGGTTGAGAACTGGAAAGCATAACTATCTTCTCCCGTTGTACCCTCAAGAGGAGTGACGCCGCTAATCTTTTGCGCTGGCCCGTATTCCGCACTTATTTCATACAAGCCTTTTGCGAGTCGCTTGCTCGTAAAGCTTGAGAGTCGCAGGTTTGCGTTAATTCGAGGAATCGTATCGGAAAGAAAATCGATCACATCATCCGGCGTCGGATCGCTAACGGGATCGTAAACGTAATACGGAACGGAACGCGCAATCTCTCCAGAGGATGGTACTGAATCGTCATGATTATCGGCAAGAATCAATTCCATGCTCATTGTACAAACACAGCTCCACGTTGTTTCGCTATTTTAATCTGTTGCTCAAGTTGCTTTTTGGCAAGGTCTTTTTGTTCTTTAGCTTCGCGAAGCAAATCCTTTTGGGTTTGAAACATCACGTTACTTCCCGATCCCGTAATGATCGATGACGTTCCGCTGAAGCCTTTTTGTGCGTTGATAAATCCTAGCGACGCTTCGCCCGCTTGCGTAACTTCTTCGCGCTTAGCAGTCATCTCGGCGGAAAGAGAATTAACGCGCTCCCGCATCTTATTGATTTGCTCTTGAATTACTTCGTTACCTTGTGCGCCTGCTTGCTCCCAGATCGCTGCGAAACCTTCCTCAAGACCCTGAAATAGATTCCCGAATCCTGTCGCGCCCATTGTTAAAGCTGGTGGCTTGATTCCTGCAAGCGTATCGGCAATTGCTTCTAGTGGCCCTAATTGGCTTGCAAGAGCCGGAGAGATTACCTTGAGACCGATCACCAATCCTTTAAGGCTTTCCCCGGTTTGCTTAACAACGTCAAAGAACATGGAAAGCATTGCTTTGGAAAGCACTTGCCAGCCAGCCATCACGCCACCTGCAAAGCCTTCAAACATCTTTGCAAGCTGCGTGAATCCCGAACCTATACCGCTTCCAAACGTCGTAAAGACGCTTTTTATGTAATCAAAGACAACCTGAACACCAGACGAGATTTCCCCGAAGGTATCTAAGATCATTTTTGCGAGACCAACGAACGGCGCAATGATCGGAGCCATTGCTTCAAGGGCATATAGCTTGATCTGAGTAAACATTAACTCAAAGGCTGCAAAGATATTTCCGGTCTGAATTGCGGCGACAACTCCGCTTTGCTCCATCGACGAAATAAATTCGGTGATTCCGTTGACTACCGATAAAGCCGCCGAAGCGAGCATATTGAGATACGGCAAGACAAGCGAAATGATGGTAACGCCCCACTTCTTCATGTTTTCCGTAATCATGTAGAGACTACGCTGAAGATCCTGAAGTCCTTTTGCTGTTTTCGGACTTACAATTGCCCGGTCTAGTGCTCCCTTTCCGAGAGATCCCATTGCGCCGAAAGCGGATCTTGCAACGTCCGCAATAAGCGTTCCCGTTGCGACGCTTGCCGCGCTAATCCCCTTTCCGAACTCTTTGACCGCTGCCGAAGCTTTAGAAAGGGCTGGCTTAACACCGTCGCCCTTTACAACAAGATTTACAAACACTTCACCGGCGGAAAGCCCTGCCATCGTTTACCCCTTTAGCAAGTCTTGCATGATTTTTTGAAAGTGCTTGCTTTGCCGATACTTTTTTAAGCCCGTAGCCATGAACGAACGTCTCGGATAAGCGGCTGGCCTAGACTGTACCTCCAGCCCGAAATCGTCAAGTGTCTTGATCTTGCCAGGTTTCTTGCCAACCTTCAAAGCTCTCTGACTCTGATAGCGTTCGTATTTGCGAATGGCCTTTTGAAGTCCGATATACTTTGCGGCATTTTCCGGTTCAAACATCCATTTAGTTTCGCCTTTTGGCGACAATCGATTGACAATACGGCTAACCGTCCCACCAAACTCATGCAAAGCGGGTTGATTGTACGGCGATCCTTTGCGCTCGTTCCATCTGATGACTTTAAGAACTACCGTGCTTTCGGCTGGTAAGAAGTTGTAGGTGATCTTTCGCAAGCCATCATCACCCGGAAGCCTTTGCCGTGGTGGTGTTCCCGGCTTGCTCGGTGTACCGCTCTTGGCCCGAATAAGACCTTGCTGAATCTTTTTACGGCAGTTTGCACCAGCCTTACCTAAGAGTTTCGCCTTGGCCGTATCGAGGTGATTTAGGATTTGCGGACGATCGAAAAAGAAGTTTTTGTCTTTGCTCGAAAAGTACATATCCGCTTTGATAAAGCTAAGAGGTTGCATTTTTCAGTTTTACCTCCGATGCTTTTACTTGTCGTACTTTCTTACAGGTCGCAGCGAGTCGCCGCACATCTTCGACCGTCATACCTTTCCGCTCAATTCTTGAGGTATTGAACGGATTAAAGATTCTCGCATCCCACGGCTTACCGTCTTTTCTTGGTGTCAATCCATCTCGAATTGCACTTTCTATCCTTGCTGTTTTCGACCACTGCGATTCAGCCATGTAGGCTAGTTCTCGCAACGTCTTTCCCTCTGGGTCTACTCCTGCGTGACCGGCATACTCGTAAACGAGTCGCCAAAGGTCAATTCGTCGATCGCTGTCTTTGCTTTCGTCATGTTTTGCTGGTCGTATGCTTTTAGTTTCTCCCAAAGTTGCCGGAGTAGCACTCTCCGGCTTTGCGGGAAAAAATCGATGATTGCCTCCATTAAAGCGTTTGTCGCGCTTTCGATCGTATCACCTGCTAAGAGGTGCGCAAAATCCTCAGCGGATACTTTGCGCGTTTCAGCTTGCGGAGATACCAGCGCGAACAAAACATCAACCAGCAGAACAACATCATCCGCGAGTCTAGTTAGCTCGGATTGGCTAGACATTACTTTGGACAAATCAATTCCGTACTTGTCTCGTACTCGCTTGATCGTGCTTACGTCAATCCTTACCTGCCAAGCGTTCCCGCTTGAATCAACAAATTCACTCATGGCCCCTCCAAGAGAATTAACTAGCTTCCGGTAACTTCGTAGCGTTCTGGCTCGACCAAATCGCCCGCTTCACGAATTCTAGCAAGTTCGATCGTGAATTCGATGGTCACGTTATTTTCAAGCTCTTGCGTCTCTGGCATCGCCGATACAATACCAGGGAACAACCATCCTGTGCTGCCGGTCGTCGCAATTGCCCCATCCATTACAGCGAAGGTCAAAACCGTATCGTTGAGATAAGAATCATAAAGATCATCCAAGACGGTATCGGTTCCCTTTTCGTAGAGATAGCCGAAAGTCAACTGGATTGCTTTGTTGCCGGGAACCGCAAATTGCCATTCGCTTTCGCGGGTCATAATCTTATTGATTGATTTGCTTATGTCCGGCAAATTGACGTTGATTGCTTTTTCGATCTCAACCCATACCGGAGTACCATAGTCTTCCGAGTAGTAGAGCTTTAGATTCTTGCCGATTACAGTTACTGCGGTGTCTGCCATTTTTTCGCCTCCTAAAGCGTGTTCTTCTCGGTAATCGTATAGTTATAACTTTGAAACGCTCTGAAGACGTTCATGCTTTCCAAAGTTTCAGCTTCGTAAAGTGGATCGCAAGTATAGTTAAGCAGTGTACAATTTACTTTAACGCTACAGTGCTGCTTGATTGCTCGCTCTATTTCGTCGGCGAACTGAACCCACTTTTCCAGTTCGTCCATCGTTATTTCGTTGTTAAGTTCGTCCGTGTTTTTAAGAGCACCAACAATCTCAACAGTTATTACAAAATCTTGCTTGTACCGTTTGGCTCTATCTGCCTGGGCCGCTTCCTTGCTTGCGCAGCGAACGTAGACGGTCGGATAATCGGTTAGCGTTTCAAGGTTGTAGGCGTTCGTGTAAGACTTCTTAATGATGACCGGATCAAACGCAAATTGTTCCGCGATCGCTTGCGCGTTCAGTTCATTAACAATTGCTTGCACCAACTCAACCGCTCGGCTCAATTAGCTACCCTTTTTCTTCGTGTGCATTCTCAAGCCAAGTTGCCGTGTATCAAGGTATCTTGCAGCTTGCAAACCAGTCGTAGGAAGAATCTGAAATACGCCATCGGAATCAACGATTTCATCACCTCGTTGCGGCTGGCCAAAGTACGGGATTTCGGTTCCGTTGTAGATGTAATCGCGCGTAATGATTCGAATTACGCTTCCGTCGGCTTGCTGCTGCTCCCATTCGCTACGGCCCAAGGTAACGGTAATCTCCGCAGAACTTGACGCTCGACGAAAGACTACCGTCCTTGAGACATGCGCGGAAAGAGTATCAAGAAGCCACTCTACACCGTCGCCAAGTAAATCAGCCATTGGTTACGACCAATCGTCAATGCTGGTTCGTGTTCCGTTAAGGTCAACGTATACGATCGCTGGGCCGTTTACCTTAGCGTAAGCTGCGGTGCCGATTAAAATCTTACCGGAACCGGCGGTTGTTGCGGCAACCTGCGTGGATTCAGTCAAGTAAACCAAATCGCCAGCGGAAAAGGTAGTCGAGGTACCGCAATCAACCGCGAATACTCCTGATACCTGTCCGCGAGCGATGCGACCGTTTTCAACTCCGGATAAAGCGACAATAACCATCGCTTTACCGTCTGCGGACAAAATAATGTCGCCGCTATCAAGTGCTGCCGAGGCAGTCACCTGTCGTTCATCTGCACTGTGATATAAAACTGCTGCCATGTTATAGGCTCCAAATTACGAGGATTTCTTTTTACTTACTTTTTGCGATTCAACTTGAGAGGGTGGTTCTGTTTGAACTTGCTTGGCCCAGCCGACGCTAAGAAGCGACTGAACGACGCCAGGGTCTACCCCGGAAACGTCCATTCCTTCGGTATACAACTTGCCGTAAATCTCAACATCACGAACTAAAACAATCTTAAACACAAAACACCCCCTCTAAAACTTGCCGCCGAGTGACCCGGAGGGGCCAAGCCACCCGGCGACAAGTGCCAACAAAAACTACAAGCTAGCAGATTGGTTGTAGACAAATCCGCGCCAATCAAGAGCCTTCGCTCCGATGTAGTGGCGAACGTCAATGTTCAAACCAAATCGACCGTTTACCAGTTCCGTTGTGCGAACGACTGGTGCGCGGCCTGCGCCTTGAAGATAAACAAATTCAATCGTATGAGCTTCGCGGCTGACCAAGTACCAAGTCGAGGTTGAACCGCTGCGGCTCGTTCCTGCAACTGGATCGACAACACCGTTCGCCAAGCGAGCTTCGCTCACAGCTACGATACCGTAAGCAGCAAGCGGGTTGATTTCACCCTCGTTCGCTGACGTTGTTGCGTTGCGAGTCGATTGAGTCAACTGAATTGCTAAGTCCATCAAATCAGGAGGTACAACGATATGGCTTGGAGCCAGATTGAGCGTTGCTTCTCCATCCTTGAACTTGCTCATTGCAGCAATAGCAGCAGAAAGGGTTGCGCGGCTAAGAGCCGCACTACCAAACTTGTTACCGTCAGTGGTATTGAACAAGTCGCGGCTAGTTGCCGATAAAGTCGGGTTAGCGAGCAAAATGTTCGCGCCAAGATCAGGACGCAAACGAGCAGCGGCTAAACCGAAATCTCTCGGAGTATCGGCAAGCTTTTGGAAATTGTCGCCAAGAAGATCAGCTTCATCGATTTCCATCTGGCGTGCGAATCGTTCAACTCGGATATTTTCTGCCAGGGTCGATCGGTAAGCGTGTGCAGCTTCGCCGCCAATTGGAAGATAAGCCAAGTTCTGAGCGGCAACCATGCGGATTCGTTCATGGTTTTCCATGTCCGGATTTTCGCTTTCGGTCGTCCAACCAGCAGTGAAGTCGCGAACTTCGTTGTAACCTTCTAACACCTTCGCGCCGATGGTTGCACCATATAGGTTGCTAACTGCACCCGTCGAGAAAGCCGCTCGCAGTAAATCAGTTCGATCAGCTGGAACTTCTTTCCCGGCAACTCGCAAAGCGTGAGCAGTTAGCTCAAGCAGCGAAGCATTACGAAGCTTATAGGCAGCGTCAAGAACTTGATTCTTGCTGTCGCCCGAAGCCTTGAGCCAATCCATTTTGCAAGCGTCGCGGAAATTGCGAGTTGACCACTTAGACGACTCAACGTCCGCGCGGCCTCTCATCAACATAGCGGCTTGCAAAACTGGCATCGAAACGCTACCGCTGCTCTTGCTGTGGATCGCTGGGCCTTGCGGACGGCTTCCACGGCTAGCACGAAGCTTTTCAACCTTTAGGCACTCAAGCTCGGTTCGCTCCAGCGACCAACCTTTTTCGATCGCGAAAGCGGCAAGATCAGTTTGCTTGCTTCCGACGCTGTAAGTTGGCTTGCCATACTTGGCGCAAAGTCGGCTAATGTCTCCAGCTCGCTTGGCTTCTGCTGCCAATTCTGCGCGAAGACTTACCTTTTTGCTGGCCGAAGCTTTCTTGGAAACGACTTTTTCTTCGTCCATTTCGGCTTCAACTTTTTCTTCTTCCTTCATGTCTTCCGCCATTACTTCGGGTTGATCTTCAGCGACAACCTCCGGTTCTGGCATCCCTTCTTCCATAACTTCGCCGTACTGCTTCATAAGTACAGCTTTCGCGTCTTCGGACAAGCTCGCAGGGTCAAAGCCTAGCGATGCTAGCCATTCCTCAAAAGTTGGCATGGTATTGCTCCTATTGCCTAACATCGCCAAGATTTTCGCTTCCGTCTCGCTGTCTCCTGGCACCGTAACAAACGAGATTTCTTCCAAACTGGAAGATGTAACAACTAACACAGGCCCATCAAACGATCGGCCATTAACTTCAACTTTTTGCCCTTCGGCGAATGTTTCATAGTCGGTGATCGAAAGACCGACCGAAGCCTTCCAAGGAAAGCCAGCTTTGCCAGAATCGATCAACTCTTGCGAGTCTTGATTGCTAATCGAGAAGATACCGTCAGCTACAAGTTCCGTTGTTTTCTCAATTGCTGTTGTATGGCCTACTGGGCGCGATGTATCATGGTCGCGATGAACTGGCAAAGCTTGTCCGTCGATGACCATACCAGCTAAATCAGCGACAACAGGCCCCGACCAATTTATTGCAAGGTGAGGGTACATCACGCCACCCGAATAAGCAAAAAGCTTAAACTTCGGTTGACCTTCGGCGGTTAGTTCGCACTTACCTTGCGCGTTGAATCTTAACTTGCTCATGCCTTAGCGACTCCAACAATAATCGGCTGAATATCTATGATCGTTGTTGTTATCGCGTAGCCTATTTGACCGATAAATTGACCGCTCGTAATATCGCCGAGAGGACAGATTGCGCCCTTAGTCGCACTTACAACGTAAGGCGTCCCAATAGCGACCGTCGCACCAATAACGATCTGGCCTTTTTCGGCTCCGTAAAAGTAACCATCAAGAGCGGCAGGAAGTAAAGCGACTCCTTTAATCGCAGCTTTTGCGACGCCATCATTTGCGTCCGTTTGATAGGCTTTCCCGTCCGTGGTGCTAATGTAATACGGTTGACCTTGCGTAATCGCTTCACCAGCTTGCCGAAGCTTCGTTAACGTATTGTCGTCGCCGATCTTTACGTTTGCGGCGGTAATCGATAAATCAGCCATTAACGCCCTCCCTCTTATCTGCGGCGTCCATTTGCTCGTTTAGCTTATTTGCCCATGCTTGGCCCGAATCGCCGCCCCATAAAGCCCATGCGATTCTCCCGGCACTCGGAAAGCCTTTTTCACCCGGCGAGAATCCTTCGCCTTTTTTGTCAACTTCGTGACGATCAAAGTAGGCTTTCATGCGCTTCGCGGTTTCCGGCGAGATGTTTTTGCCGTTGCTCAAATCGCGTGCTCTGGCAACCCCAACTTCCGTTCCGCCTCGATTGAATTCGCGACGCCATTCCAAACCCTTCTTTGCTTCTTCCCGAACGCCTTGCGGTGGTGAGAAGTCAATATGATCGTATCTAGCAGCCGCCGTAAGCTCTTGGCTTTCGTCTTCGGGTATCGAATCAACCGAACCGTCGGAAGCGTCATCTAAAAGAAGCTTGACGTTTTCGGGACTCAAACCGACACCCGATAGAAAGACCTGCGCAATGTTTCGAGTAATTGAACCGCTTGCGTAGTCTTTAAGAACATCCATGATCGCTTTGCGATTGCGATTCCATTGCATTCGCGAAAGCCCCATAAACTCACCCGATGCGATAGGTTCGGCGGCTTGTGCTTCTGTCTCGGCTTGCGCTTGCTGGTCTGCCATCTGCATAACCATAGCTTGCTCTTGCGTAACGGTGCCCCATCGCTTGCGTCGCTCGATCTGTTCTTCCATCTGACGATAGAACGTATCGGGGTCGATATTGTTCATCGCAAGGTATTGGGCTTCCGTCATCAAGCCTTCTTTAATCAAGCTTATCGCGACGTTCGCATCATCAATCGGATTGATACTTTCGCGCGGCGGCCAAGTCCATCGATGCGGGATTTCTTCAACGGTTGCAAGCGGCAAGTAGCCGGGAATCAAAACCGCCTCGTCTAGCCACCAATCAAAGATGCGATCTAAGCAGTCGGTCTCCCATTCTTCGCGGGTTATCTTGACGTCGTGCCAATATATCTGGTCATCCATCTTTGCGGATGAGTAGTTGTAGCTCGCAGAACTTCCTAACGTCTTATTCATCGGCATATGGAGACAACGTGCAATCTCCATCAAGATCGCATCGCGGAAACCTTCATAGGTGCTCGTAGGCTGCTCTGGCCTGAACTGGGCCATCTGGTAGCCCTGCGGAAGTGCGGTCATCATTCCGCGATCAATTTGAGTGCTCGAAAACGGCAAGACCGATTCGCCGGTTGAGTCGTAAGCGTTCGCGGCGGTTTGGATAACGGCAGCAAAGTCGGCAGCAATTTCCGCCGCTTTTATCGTCGCGTAGGTGTATCTTCGAAGATCCGCAAAGAGCGGAAGTGCCGGTGTTACTTCGGGTATTCCGCGAGCTTGCCCCGGTCGATTGCGCCGAAACATATGAATCATGTCATCGGTGTAAATATCTTCTTTCTCAAACGAATTGAGAACCCACATATCACCAGGATGCTGTTTTAAAACATGGTAGATTGTCGGATTGTTGTACTGGTCGAAAACGATGCCATCGACGCGCCCCGGTCGCCCCTCAATCCAGCCCGGTGTTGAAACTTGATCGGCTTCAATCAACTGAAGATCAAGCGTGACCCGTCCGCGAAGCTGCGGATTATTCACTCGCAGGATGAAGGTTTCGCCGTCAACAATTTGAGCGAGCCTAGCCGTTCTCAATTTGCGATAGAGGCTAACTTGCTTGGCCCATTGAGCAAATTTACTTTCAATTTGGCGACTAACGACCGTATCACCAAGCAAAACCTGAAGACTTGGCCCGGTCGAGATCGTATCGTTAGCGAGCGTCTTTACGATACCGTTTCCGAACGAATTGCTTTGCAAGCACTCGTAACGCGCTCGTTCTCGTAGGGTCTTTCGAACTTCGTAAGTATTCGCCGCCGTCGCTGAAAGATCGTCAGCGTAACGCCAATGCCTAGCGTTATCGGTGTTTGTTCTAGCAGCGTCATAGGCAGCTTCCAGCGACATCGCATTGCTGCGAATCTTCGCAAGCTCTGCTGCTATCTTATTTTGCTTCGGAAGTTGTCTACCGTACTGATCTAGGATCAACTTGTTACTCCAGTGGAGCCCCGTTCTTGATTTTCGAGAAGATCATTCCGCGCCAAGGACTTGACGTGTTTGCATTTGCTGCTTTGTGTCGATCAGCATCAATCAATTCCTGTGTGCTTGCTCTTGTCGCAGAAGTTCCGTCAACCGAAACGCTCGACGGCTTCGCGGCTGCGGCTGCTATTTCTTCGGGTGTTAGTGTTCCATCTGGGTTCGGCATTAGTAGAGCCTAACGCTTTCTTGAGCGTAGCCGACGTTGGCGACCATTGCGGATGGGCTAGTTCCAGAAGCACGACTCAAACGAAGCTTGCCTTTGGGTAGCTCAAAGACTTTGTAACCTTTTGCGCTCAAAGCAATGTTCGTCGAGCTTGCATATTTCTCGGTTACGGTGTAATAGGTCGTCCCGTTATCCGGAGAATACTGGAGCGTATAGGTTGCTCCGTCGAAAGTTCCGGCCATGAACAAGACGCCAGAACCGCCGCCCCATTCAAGAGCGTCGCCGGTTGTTGCTGTCGCGGGTATGTTGATTGTAAGCATCTCTTGGCCTCCGAACGTCAAGTATAGCTTACTTGTCAATCTTTACCCGTGACGCCTCTTTAAGGCTTCTTCTCGCATCTCGGCAAGACTTCTCGGCGCGACTCGCTTGAGAGGCTTTTCGTGACCGCGAAGAGTAACGCCGCAAACGCTAGCCGCTACGAACGCCATAGAAAGGCAGTCGAGATAATGGTTATCGCGGTTTGGGATCTCTTTCCACTCGACGACTTCTCGCCCGCTTCCCGGTTCAACCTTCGGAACTTCCGCTGTTAGATGATCGGCCAGCATCCGATGACGCATCGGAGAAGCTTTATACAACATCAAAGCACCTTGCTCTCCGTCGGGCTGCTGTAGTCTTGCGTGAGAAAACGACTTCCAGTAGTTCGTATCGGCGATAACGTGTCGAGGCTGCTGATTCTTTGTTGTCGTCGCGGTAATCTTCCAGTGATCTCCAGCAATCTCACCCGGCTTGCGCGGCCAAGCGTTAATCGGCGTTTGATTTGCTTTAACGCCTCGACCGTGCCACGGAAGCCAAAGTGTTTTTTGTTCGGATTGACGGACGAAAGAATAGATTGTTTCGGTGCTAGGCCCGTAGTTCGCATCAATGACAATCCGCTCAATGTTCA